TCTGCATGCCTTGGGAGACCAAGAACTGGGACAGTGGGTCCTTCATGTCACCGCGCACGCGGCGGATGTAGTAAGGCGAGTGGCGTGGGTGGATGCCGCTTGCTGTGTCTGTCAACTGGCTCACTGTACCGCTAGGCTTAACGGCCGTGATGGCTGTTGAGCGTGGGATACCAAGCAGGTCGGCGAACTCGGCGTTGGCCTCTTCAGCAACCAAGCGCAACTGGGGCAACCACAACGCGGCGCCGTTTATGTCGCTCGTGACCTTGTGGTCGTAGATGCCGGTCAAGGACACGCCCAACAAACGCTCTTCTTCGGTGTTGCGTTGCCAGACCTTACGCAGGTAGGGGAAGTGCGTGAACGTGGCTTGGATCGTGCCCAAAATGGCCGCCATGCGCACCTTCTGCTTCAGGCTCTCCAGTGTGTCCTCTGGACGCACCATGACCTCTGTCAGGTTACAGAACTGGTAGGGGCGCAGGATGATCTCACTGCAGGGGTTTGTGCCGAACTCGTAGTTGGGGTCACGCTTGCCGTACTTGGCCACAGCGGCCTTGGCGGCCTCGCGGTTGAAAATACCGCGCTCACCTGAGTGGCTGTTGTACAGGGAGGTCCACTCTTCCAAGAACGTGCCCACAGTGGGTTTGACGTCGTACACGGCGCTGTTGTTGGCCAGTGCTCGGTGACCGGCAGTTTCCCACCAGTTACCGGACTTGGCGTGGCGGATGCGCTCGTCGTTCAGGTCGGACAAAGAGATCATGGCAGAGCGGCGCACGCCACCCACCACAACAACCTCGCCAATCTTGCACATCAGGTCGTGGCACTCAAGCGTGTTCAGCTTGCGGCCCTGTGCGGCCTTGAAGATTTTGATTGTGAAGTGGAACAGGTCAACCAGTGGCTCTGGACCGGATGCGCGGCCACCAAAAGTCTTGAGAGGCGTGCCTGCGGCGCGCACCTTGCTCACGTCCCATTTTGGGATCTCGCCGGCGTACAGGTTGGCTAACAGCAGGCGGTAAGACTTGGCCCAACCCTCTTTGCTGTCGTGCACGTTGATGACGTGCTGTGAGTCGAACAGACGCTCTGGCACTTCCGGCAGTTTGTTGGTGTACTTAGATTCCACAGAGAAGCCGACACCCGTACCACAGAGCAGGATGAACATGGCTTCATCGAACGACTTGACGTCGTCCACAGGGAGGTAAGAGCAGTTGTATACGCAGGTGTTGTCACGGTCGGCGGCTTTTCCAGAGGTCATCATGGCGCGCATTGACGGCATGATGTGATGGCCAGAGATGGCGTTAAAGATGTCTTGCTTCATTGAAGAATCAAGCTTGGGGGTCTTGTTAAAAACATAGTCCACATAGCGGGCTACAGTTTCGTTCCAGTCCTCACGTCGATTTTGATCTGGCATGAACTTAGCGTAGCGGCTCTTGTGAATGTATTGTTGGTATTGGTTCATTTTATGGTGATGAATTTTAGAGACAAAAAAGCCCACACGTGAGCATGGGCGCGGGTACAGCAGGGCAGTAATTACTCTGCTGTGTCTTTTGCTTCTTCAGCGGCTTTCGCGGCTTCCAAAGCTTCTGCTTGTGGTCGGCCTTGGTCAACGATGGCCATGATGGTCATGTTAACTTCAGCGAATGGGAGCTTGCCCAACAACGTCAAGATATGGTTGACTTCGTCAACAGAGAACTCAAGTTTGATCATGATAAATGTTCAGAATATTAAACAAAAATTGGGGGCTAGGCCCCCAACCTACTTAGACCGCGAAGTCAGAGGCGGCAGAAGAACCACCACCCAAACGATCGCCGTCTTCCAGCTTTTGCAAGTTGCCCAAACCGCAGGCAATGCCCTTAGAACCCTGTTGGTTGTATGGGTAGAATGTCAAAGACACTCGGCCGTAGCAACCAGAATAGAACTCTTCTGGGTCAATAATTGCGTTCAACTCAGCGTCCACAACTCCGGGCTTTTGCACGGTGTTGGCGTTGATGAAAAACGCGTTCTCGTACGCAGGGTCATCCTTCTCCGCGTCGCCGTCACGCAGGCCGCCTTTAAGGCCCTTAGGCACTGTGCCACCGAAGTAGGCCGCGCTTGCTTGCTTGGCCTTTTCAAAAGCCGCGTTGATCTTGTCAATAGTCTCCTTGTCCTTCTTGTCGATAATCACCGACACAGAGTACTTGGGGGTTTTGCCCTCTTCACTTGCAACGGGCTTGAACACGTTAGCGTAAGAGAAACGAACTTTACCGGTCACTACTTTTTCATTCTTGGCCATCTTGGCCTCCTTGTTTACTAATTCGAGAGCACTTTAAAATAGGCGGCTCTCAAGACCCAAACTCTTCCTTCAACTTCGAGGGCACCAGTTTTGGTTCCCCTGCCGGCTTGACAATCAGGTCACCAAGAATTTCTTGGAGGTGCCCTTTGCCTACCTGCTTTTCCAATTGTGCCACAGATTTTAAACTGGGTGTGGTGAATATATCATCAAACCCTGCTTTCTGCAACTTTTTCGCCGCATCCTCTTGCGCCTCAATTTTACGGTTTGTGCTTGACTGCCCCAACTCGTAACCTGTAGGCACTATGCCATGGTCCGTAGCCTGTGTCAACATGTAATCTTCAACATCTGCCAACCACTTGCGTGTCTTGGAAGCGTCCTTGAGTACCTTTGCCAACTCGCTGTCTGCTAGGAGTGCGGGTGCCTTAAAATCGGCCGCCGCGGCCACATTGTTAAAGTCTGCACGAGCTCGGCACTGGGCCTTTGCTCGGCAAAACTGACAATGATCTCCTGCCACAAAATCCCCTTGGCCGGCATACGCCTTCTTGGCCTTGGGTTTTACTACATGCTCGGCCCAGTCTTGCAAACTTTCTAGCGTCACCGTTTCGGTGGTGATGCTGTCCAGTCGGGGCTGGTGAATAGTATATTCGACATGGGTTATACGGGGGTAGTTTTCCCTATACTTGTACCAACCACCAAGGCCGTACAGCCTCAGTTGTGGGTTGTCCGCGGCGTCCACTGCGACACCCTTGCCGAATTTCAGATCAATCACGCGAACCTTGTTCTCGCTCATGATAACCACGTCGGCCGTGCCGAAGCCGTCTGGCACCCACTCACTGAAGTCCACTCGTTGCTCAAAGTAAGGGGTGTCCCCCTCGCCAATCTGCGAACGAACGTAGAGCACGTAGTTGTCTACATGCGCCTCGAAGTCCTCGTCGTAGTAGGGTGTTGCCTTGACCTCTGCAATGGCCTCGTTGTACTCCTTGGCCGTCATTTGACCAAAATGCCGGCGTAGCTTGGCCTCTGCCATAGAGTGGGCTGTGGTGCCCTCTTGGCTGAAGTCAAACGCGCCTGATTTTCGTTTAGGTTCGGGGAGTACGGCCTCTAGTCGCGCGCTTGGTGTACAAGACATCCAACGCTTGGACCCTGAGGCACTGAGTAGTGCATGTGCTGTGATGATGCTCTCCTTTATACAAAGGTGAAAAAAGCCCCGCGAGGGGCTTACGAAATGTCGGTACTTATTGACAAGTACCGACAGTTTGTTACGCCGCTTTTTTAAGCGCCGTAATTAGGTCGGTAACTGCACCAGAAAAATCCAACACGACGTCGGCCTTGACTTCAAGCTTGTTGCTCTTGTCGTCACGGTAGTCAGAGGGAAACTGGCCCCTCAACGCGATCTCAGCCACCCTGCTGTTAAAGGCCTTGTTCTCCACGTTGGCAAGCAACTGGGTTTCCCAGTAAGCCTGTGAGTGGGTGATGGCCATGTCCAGTGCTTCAGCGAACTCTGGGTGGTTTTTCTTAAACGTCTGCGCGGCCGCGGAACTGATTCCGACGCTTGCAAACATCATTTTTTGGGACGCGCCTACCTTGCCCAACTCTATCAGTTGGTCGCACATCTCCGGTTTGAACTCGTATTTGGATTTGGTTGCCATGGTGTTACCTTATATTCAAGGCCTAAAAAGGCCTTTCCTATATAGAATTACCCATTTTGCGAGGGCTTTTCGACCCTCTGAACCTGAGTATTTGAGTCGCGGATCTGGGCGCGGGCCTTTGCCTCACGTAACGCCTCGTTGACAACTAAACGTGTCACCGCTCCGGCCATTTCCATGGCCTTCTGCTCTTTTGACTTTACGCCCAAGCTTGCCAATAAATTTGTTGCTTCGTTTGCCATAATTACACCTTATTTTCGTCAAGTTTATGATCACCGCACCAGTCGTTAAAAAAGACTGTCGGATAGCCTCCCATTGTTGGCGCATGTCGACGGCAACGTCCAACCACTTTTTCCACTTCTACTGTCGCCGCTTTCTCCACAAACCACATGCAGGTAGCGCAACTCATGCCTTTGGACCGGTGGATCCATGGGTCAACAGGTGTCATATCAGCCTTTCCAAGTAATTGCTTTGACTGCCCACATTTGGGCTGTTTGTGCCTCAGTGATGGCCACACTGGCCATGCGCTTGACCTCTGGATTATCCGTCAAGTTACGCAGGTAGTTCATGCGGTCAATGACCGCGGCGAACTCTTGCTTACATTTGTCAACCTCGTGTGAATTGCTAGGGTTAAACGTCAACCCCACTGCCTTTTCTCCAAAAGATAATTCACGTTCTGTCATGCTAAACCTTTCTTTTGTTGTTCCCTAAACCTACGTAAATCTTTCAGTATGAAATCCCGCTCGTCTTCGTTCTCGAAGTGCCAGATTGACAGCACGTCTTGCCCGTTTTCGAACATGGGATACTTTGCGTCAACCTGAATGTCTATGGTTGGCCACCCATGGTTGACGTACTCCACTATGTACCCGTTCACAATTTTAACTCCTTTCGTATCTTGTTGATTGCCGCGCTGTAGTGGTATCTCCAATACTTCTGGGTAACCGCCAAGTCGTGGTAGTTGTATCCTGCTAAATGCGCCTCAATGATTTCCCTCTGCTGTGGGGTCAGCTTCTCGGCCACGACGTTGTACACGTCCTGAATGGTGTCTGGGCCCCACGGCGCCCACCCTGCGCCGCCGGTTGTAGGTTCCGAGGACGAATCCTCGTGCTCAAGAGGATCCGGCTCTTCGTCTGAAAGCCTGCGGATGGTGGCGTTGATTTTGATCATTGAAGTTTCAGTGCGTTCATTAACGCGTTTTGCATGTCGATCTTCCCTTCTAGCACATCCATGACCTGACTGTCAATACTTTTTTGCATGGTCAGGTGATGAATAATCACAGGCTTTTCTTGTCCCTGTCTGAACAGGCGCGCGTTGGCTTGTAGGTAGTCTTCACTGGACCACGGCAGGTCGAACCAAACGATCTGGGCCGTGTCGCCCACGTTGCACTGCAGGTTTAGGCCAATACCCACGCTCTTGGGGTGGCAAAGTAGCACTGAGACCTTACCAGAGCGCCATAGGGCGATTGTTTTCTCGTCGTCAGGGTCAAGTAGCACCGCCTCAGGAATCGCGCCCTGAAGCCGTTTTAGGCTGTGTTTGAAGTTGTAGAACACAATGGTGGGTGTGTCCTCCAACATGTCGGTCAGGTACTCCAGTTTGGTGTCGTGGATGTGGATGACCTCCTTGGTTTCAGAGTAGATTGACCCCGCGGTCATTTGCAACAACTTGCCTGTGAGCACGCCGGCCGTGGCCGCTGTGAGGGTCTCCTCGTCGACCTGCACCACCATGTCTTTGCGCATGGTGTTGTAGGCCTGCTTGGCCGCCTTCTCCCACTCAATGGTGTGCACAATGTCCTGACGCAGTGGCATGGTCAAGTAGTCCTCCTTGCGCAGGGACACGCAAATGTCCCCGATCAGGGCGTCGATCTGTTCCTTGGCGTTGGGCTTTAACTTCCAACTCCACACCACGCCCGTCCTACGGTCTCTCGCGTCGGCCTCGAAGAACTTCTCCTTGTATGAAGTCATCGATTTCCCGAGACGTTGGCCCAAATCTAATATGCCAACCTGAGTCCACAAATCTAGGTACGACTTTGGGGTTGGTGTACCCGTCAGGATGTACCGATGCTCGAAAGTTTTTAAGTGCGCTTTCAACGTCTTCCACCGTTTTGACGACGGGTTTTTGAACCTGCTTGACTCGTCGATCACTAATGTCTGCCAACGCGGCAATGAGGCTTGCTCGAACAGCCATACCACGTTCTCGACATTGATCAAATACACGGTCGAATCGCTCTGCAACGCCTTCATCCTCTCCTGTGGGCTTCCCACAATGAGGGCAAACTTCATCTTTTCTGTGTGTGTCCAATTTTGTGCCTCTTGTTTCCAAACGTTTTTAACTACGGCCTTTGGTCCAATGATCAGCGTCTTGCCCTCAAGTTGGCTGATTATTGTCAGTGCCGTGATTGTCTTGCCCAACCCCATGTCCATCAACAGGCCCATGTGGGGTTGTGTTTTGCTCTCCCCAACTAGCCGCTGTTGGTAGGGGTGTAAATTGTTTAATGTCAACATCAGTAGCCTGCTCTTTCCCTTGCTGAAACGTCGTTAACAATCCGATGGCGTACCGGACGAGTGATGTAGGTATTTGCAGGGTCGCCAATGGGGGGCGGTCGTGCACCTCCATTATTCACCTCCTTTATCTTTTCGTGTGTCCAGTCCGCAACCTTGTAAAGGTCCTCTTGTGTTGCGTTGGACTTGATCATGTTTGCCTTGTTGCTTAACCATGCGACGTTGCCTTTCACGTAGCCTTTTTCTGGAATGATGCGGTCCAGACTGGGTGAGTCCGGCCCGCTTGACCCAACAGTACCTGAGTGCCCAAACCCCCAAAGAATTTTGGTCCTGAAGATTGGGCAGTACTCAGGCGCGATCGCACACAGGTAGTTGTGGTCCAACTCAAATGGAATCCCCGCCTCCTTTGCGCGTCGCTTGATGTTATACAGCGCCTTCGCAATGTGGTTGCGCTTCTTAGCCTCGTGCACTTCGTCGTCGGTCATAGGTCATCAACGAATTCGTCTACCTGCTCTTCGCTCATTAAGACGTGCGTTAGCACCCCCTGACTGAGCAACACTGCTATCATGAACTCCTGCCTTGCGCTTAAGTGCCCCTTTGGGTCCTTCAACTCCACTGGGATTATCTGGCCCTTGTAAATCACTAGCCTGTCCGGCACCCCCGTCGTCGACGGGCTCACCCACTTCAGGCACAGGCCCCCCTTCTCCTTGACCTTTTTGACCAACCTTTGTTCGATTTTCTTTTCGTTTTGCAATTCGACCAACCTCCGCTAAACACGCTGTGAACATTTGACGCACCAACCACTCGGTCAGGTACGCCCGTGACTCTTCTCCAAAGTCCTCTACGTCCTCACCAATGTGGTCTAGTATGCGCGAGATCACATGGGTTGATTCGTGCGCCACAACACTGGCCAGTAGGGCCGCGTTGTCGACACACTCAACAAGGTTGAACACCACAACAATGATGGCCTCCTTGGTTGAAGAAAAGCTGTGCGTTTCTGCGATGCCCAACTCCAGTGGCGCCATCTCTGGCTGTGCTGTGATGCCGTGGTCTTTGAGTACTTTGTAAAATGCCTTGGATGTAAAACACATCTTTACAGGCACCGGAAAGAACCCGACGTCAACGTGGTAGTAGTTGTTGTTCAAAATATCTCCTCGCGTTCAAAGTTGCTAATGCTGTCTACGTACTTCTGCGCCTTGGGTTTTAACTTCAAACCTAGGTATACGTTGGTCAACTCGCCGTCGATGCGGACCCTTGTGGCCGTCACGCGGTGGTCCTGCGTTGCCGCAAGAAACCTGCGCTTGAACGCCATGTCACTTCCGGGCGGTATGTTCTTGGCAGTCGCCCACTTGCGCCAACACACAAACACGTCGTCCTTCAGCGCTGTGGCGTTTAGGTCGTAGTCCAGTGCGTCTGTAACGAACGAACCAATTGGGTTACCCAACTCCTCCATCAACTCCAGTAACTCGCGTCCTGTCGTTGGTTGCTCGAATCGTTGGCCCTCACGCGCCATGCGTCGTTGCTGTCCTGCGATGGCCCAGTTGAAAATGGCGGGCAACTCTTTGGCCAACTTGTCGGCCAACATTGTGTCCTCTTTGCCGTAGAAACTGTTGCTCATCTTCAGCACAATCATACGACCTGTCAGGGCGTTTGAGTTTTCTGTTAACTGCAGGGCCTCATTCGAGTAGATCACGATTCGCGTTGGCAGGTAGCCGCTCCAAGCTTCCTTGTTCTTGCGGTTCACTGTCACTGTGTCGCCACCAACAATACGCAAAAGCTGAGACACAACTGCCCCACGATTGCGTTCCGGTGCCCGTGCGTCTGTGAAGCTCGCTAGCAGTTTGCCTAACCACGGCTGTAGTCCAAAGGTGTCGCATAACTCATCCAGTTGTGGTGCCACTGTGTTGTGTTGCCCCAAGAGGCTCACGAGCACCTTGTTGATCGTTCCCTTGCCGGACCGGCGTGGGCCAATGATGTTGAAGAACTTCTGCTGTGATGAATCACCGCTCAGAATGTAGCCGAACATCTCCTGCAGGCAGGTGATGCTCTCTGGGTCGTCGCTCCACACGTCTTGCAGGAATTTCTCCCACGTTGGGCACTGGGCCGCGGGGTCGTAAGCAAACGGCAAGCTGTTCTGCGTGAAGAAACCCAAGCTGTGGGGGATCAACACGTTTTGCTCAGTGTGGAAAATGCCGTTCTCAAGCGACACCAACTTGCTCGGGTCTGGCCTGTCCTTGCCGTAGCCCTCAAGCCACACTGGGGGCTTGGTGTTGGCCGTGTTGGGCAGGTGGGTGACCGCGTGCACCGCGTCGAGGATCGACGACACGTGGGCCGGTGTGGGGTTGAACGGCATCAGGTTCTGCTTCTTGTCGTACTTCTTGCACCGGTCCAAGAACGTGTACAGCATGGAGCGCACTGTGGCCTCTTCAATGTCTTGGTAGTGCGTGCCCTTGTACTGGAACATGTCACCCGCGTAGGTTGTCAGGGACGTGCCCTCCTCGCACGTGAACTGGCTTGCCAAGAACTCTTTAGCGTGGTTCAGAGGCCCGCCTGTGAGCACCTTCTCCCCGTTGGCCACCACCACGGCCTCCTTGGCCTTGTTGACCTTGAACACCAGTGAGCGCAGGGTGGTGCCACCCGTGCCGCCAAAGCTGTCCCACTTGGCCGCGCAGTGTCCTGCCGCGTACGACCCACAGGCCCCGTCGTTATCAGACCACCGGTCCCACAACTCCAGTGCCTCGTAGTCGCCACCGAACTGGTGGTGCAGGGCCATGCCCACGGCCAACCAGTCTGTGTACCCACAGTCTGGGTCCAACTGTGTCAGCAGGTCGGTCTCAACGCGGGCCAAGTCCCACCCGTCCAGAGGCGGGCTGTAGTCCGCGAAAGAATCTCCCGATCGGTAATTTTTGCGTGCAGGGACGATGTTTTCAAGGTTTTGTTCCCGATCGGGAATGTTTCCCCCAAGGCTGTGGCCGGTCACTGTGAAGTAACGGCCCTTTGGGTATATCTCTAAACCCTTCTCGTGGTCGACGTGCGCGGCATTCAACTGCGCCCGTGTGAAGATTTTGATGCCGGTGCCTGAGGGGCTGACCTCTGCGTAGCCTAGGACCGCGTCTTTAATGGCCTGCGCTTCAGGCGTAAGAGTTGTTGGACCCTGAACGGCATCCATGCAGTCGTCCAAGTCAATGCCCATGATGCCGTCACTGCCGTCAAAGACAAAGCCAACACCGTCGAAGCGACCAGTTTGATAAGCCTCTTGTGCATGGAGAAAGTCACACCATGTTGTTGGGTTTGTGGAACTTGCTGACGACCCATTTGATTGCAGTGGTAACTTTGACCACCGCTTGTTCGACCCTTCTCCAACCTCGACCAATCTCCAAAGAACCCAACGGGATATTTTCTTGAGGCTGATCGGGATGTTCTCGAATTGAACTGACAGTACTGACGGCTTGTTCATGTGCCTCTACCTTTATGATGTTTCCAAGTGGTGAATTTATTTGTTGTCTTGTACCCTTGGCCATTTCAGCCAAGTGTTTGCGATCGCAGTTTAGCACACGCGCGGCTTCTCGTAAAGAGGAGTACTGCAACACCAGTTGGTTGCGTGGGTTTCCCTTGTATTCAACGTGTACGCGCACTCTCATTTGATACCCCGAATGTGGTTTGACGCGATCTCGCGTGCCTGTTTCATTTCCATCAACTGCATCTCAGCCTCTTTGATTTGGTCGTCCATTTCGTTGACGATGGCCTGCCCGTACTTCTCTGCGGCCTCCACTGCCGTCATGTCTTCTCGCGTGGCCTGTCGCATGATGCTGTTGTCTTCCTCCATGCTGTGGTACCCGAACTGCACGAGGCCCTGCATTTCCATTATGGTAATGACGACCATGGGCATGACTAGCACGATGGCCAGTGCCGTGATCGGGTCCAAAAAATAACCAACCACCGACGCCAGTATGGCGCCAAACAAATAGATTGCGTAAATGATTTTTTTCATGCGGGTTCCTGACATATTCTTAAAGCATGGATCACCAACTCGTTTATGTTGGCCAGTATTTCTTTGCCGTCTGCCTCGTATTTGTAGTGCAGGCGCAGTTGTTCTGAAATGTCAAGTAACGCAAAGATTGCGTCCTGCCCGTGCAGGGCGTACCGCAGTTTGTCCTCGTCGTCGGGGTACTCGAACTCAAGTATTGCCTTCATGCTTTGCTCCAGTCGTAGCCGTCGTCATCTTCTCCCGCACGCGCGCGGTCTTCGAAAATGTATTTGGGTTGGTGGTTTTGCGTGTAGTCAATCCACGCCTCTTCGTACTTGATGTATTCCGAGTTTGGAATAAACAGGGGCGTCAGGCGCCCGTCCTCTTTGACCGACCCCAGACAGCGCGTTGCCGGTGTGCGTGTGGCACGCCAGACCTTACGCGCTCGGCGCACACGTAACCACGCCTCCCGTACTTCTTCGGTCCACTGCGCGGCCTGTTCGGGCTTTAGCAGTTTAAGGTTGGCTTCGTATTGTGCGCGCTCGTTGTCTGTCATCTTAGTCCTTCGGTGTGTACAGTTTGCCCTCTGCGATGGCGGTTTTGAGCACGCCAATGAATGCAAAATTTAGCAGGTACTTGGTGGCCAGTGGCCCCATGTTAATGGTGCAGTCGCAGGACCCGTCCTCGTTCTCTTTGACTGTCTCCACGTTGATGTAGTCAAAATCTTTAAGGTCAACTTCTGAGATCATAATCAACTCGCTAGTTTGTACAGGCCGACGTTCGCAAACGCGTAGCCTAGGTACGTTAAACACATAGGTGTGTTACCTTTTAGCCCCTGCTCTACAGCAACACCCGCATAGATTAGCCCTGTCAGGGCAATTAGCCACCCGCTCATACTCTGCCTCCACCAGTTTGGTAAATTTCCTCAACGCTTTGTCGTAGTCACACGACCAGTCTATGGTCGCGTCCTTTGGTTTCCAGTCGCAGTCCAACCAAATGATAAAACCGGCCTGTTCTGCTAATTGTAGCATTCTAGCACGTTTCATGCCAACCCCTTATTTGCAGGGCAGTCGCGGCCCTGCCTGCAGTCACCATGGCAGGGTGGGCACACCTTCTTTTTGTCTTTGTCGGTCTCGTTTGTTTGGGTCTTGCTCCACCCCCTGATTGGGCAGTTGTGCCCCTCGTTGCACTCGTAGTCACAGCAGTCCATGTTTATCTCCTGTAAGTTAACTCGGGGCACTGGTAGACAGTGCCGTGCCAGTCTGCGTGGTAGGCCGGCTTGACCTTGGCGGCCTCCTTCTCGGCCGCCTTCTTGGCCTTCAGGGCGCGCCTGTACGCGTTCATCTTGTCCCTGTTGGCCTTCGCGTACTCACGCTCCCGCTCGCGCTTACGCTCTAGGCGCTTTTGGTTTATCTCCCACACGTCCCTGATTGTGCCTTTGGTCATGCTTGCCCCCTTTCTAAAATGTAATAAACCATTTCTTCCGCATTTGCTGTGTAACGCCAGTTTTCTTGAATTACATCTGCACACGCCTTACGCTCGGCAGAAGCGACAAGGGCGGCAAAGCGTTCAAGTTTGTCAAGGTATGTAATTTCACCTGTTCGCCAGTAAAACGGCATTTGTGCCTCTCGTGCCATGCGAATCACGTCTTCTCTGTTCATGCTTGTCCCCTTGCTCGAACTAACTCCGCCCAATATGTCGCATCTTTTTCGTCATCAAGCCATTTAGCGATAGCCTCACGTTCTTTCTCTTGTGCGTCAGACGCGACAAGGGCGGCAAAGCGTTCTGCGTATTCAAGGCCAATGATAGGCATCCAGTTTACATCAGTTGCAATGTGCAACCCCGCCTTTCGTGCCATGCGAATCACGTCATCTCTGTTCATACCACCCCCCTGCGTGCGCACGGTGCGCGTTCTGCGAACACTGCCGCCAGTAGCCTGTCTGCCGCCTTGTCCGCGGGTCCCTTGTATCGCGCCAGTCCCTCGCGGACCTGCGCCACCAACTGCGCCACCGTGGGCGCCACGCCACTGGGGCAGTGCACCACGCCCTCCATGGCGTCGTACGCGCCCATGATGTACCCAGTCGCCCTCACCGCGTCGGGGGTGTAGTTGTCACGCAGTGACTCGCGCAGGGAGTGGATCGTTAACTGTTGAGAGTGAGCACTCACTTCAAATGAGGCGCACCCAATTAACAGGAGGGCCCTAGCTAGTTTCAATGCTGTCGTCGTCTTCATACCTGTACTCCATCTGTGCTGATAGGCTGTCTAGTTGATCATACGCGTCGGGGTTCCAAATGGCCTCGTCTAGCGACGCCCCTGTGAGGGTCTGGTTGATGGTCCACCGGTCACCCTCTCGGGTGAACAGGGGCCGTAGGTGCCTGCCCAACATGGCGTCGTCCACCAAGCGGTCGGCCCTTGCTTTTTCTAGCTCGTAGGAGCGCTTGTACGCCTCTACGAGGTTAATCATTCTGTCGATCATTCTTCACTCTCTTCTATTTGGTCGCGTTTGTACGCGTCTAGTGACACGGGTTGTCTTTGGCTGACAACCAGTCTATCACGCACGCGGTTCTCTGACAAGCCTGTCAGCTTGGCCACCTCTTTGGTGGTTGGCTCCCTGTTGAGCACTTGGGCCAACTCGGTCTCCACCCGCTTGATCTTGCGCAGGTCCTCCTGCACCGCCACGGGCACGTGGATAAGCAGGGCCTTGTTCTCGATGGCCCTGAGTACTTGGCTCTTGATCAGTGTGCGCGCGTAGCTTGCAAACCTTCCCTGCGGCTTCCACCTGTGCGCGGCCTTCATGAGGGCCATGTAGCCCTCCTGCAGTAGGTCGTCGCGGGTCATACTGCCTGCCATGTCCCACTGGGGGAGTTTCTGCACGATGTACACCACGAGGCCCATGTTGGCCTCGACCAACTGGTCGTGGGCCTCCTCGTCACCCTGCGCGATTCGGTGGTGCAGGTCGATCTCTTGTTCGGCTGTTAGTAGTTGGCGTCGCATTATCGTTCCAGTGTCATGCGCTCAATGTGGCGCGCAAACTTAATGTCGTTCTCTGTCACGTCGTTGGGGTCGCACTGGTAGGTTGCGGTTGCGCAGTCCACGATCTCTGTGGCTGTGAGTGGGTTGGGGTTGTCCCCGTAGCCTAGGTGCAACATGGCCTGCACGCCATCCTCCCTGCCGGCCTCGTAGGCGTCCCATGATTCACAGTCGCACACATACCGGCCCGCTTGGTGGCTTGCCTCTCTCGCAAACCCGTGTGGTGCCCTTGAGTGTGGGTTGCACTTAGGCTGTTGGGGATCGGGGTGCTTGGCCCCTTGGTCGTACGCGAACTGGACCATCTCAATGGTGCGCGTGTCCACGCTGACAATTTGCAACATTTGCGTGATCTCTTCTTTGGTCATGTGATGTCCCTCTTTTCGAATTGGTTGCAGTGAATGCACCGCCTTGTTTGGTACGGGTACGTTGGTTTGTAGTAGTTTGGCTCGGGCTTCTCGGGTGTGGACCACGCGGTCCATTTGTGTCTGCACTTGTTCCAGTGCTCGTAGGCGTCGATGATGCCCCCAAGGATCAACGCGCAGGCAATGGCCCCCACAAAAATCCACAGCATAAATATTTCAGGTTGCATGGTTTGTTGGCTCCTTGACTGTCACCTCGGTCCACGCGGCCAAGTGCACCACGTCCCCGTCCTTGTTTTTGCAGTATGAATACGCCCCGTCAACTCGGTAGAAGTAAATCTCTTCGCCTGTGTCTAAAATGACCGTGCTGTGTCTTGGCACTTCGTATAGCTTCATGTGTTTTTATCCTCAACAGGCCATAAAAAATTGGCGTTTCGCAAAATATCATCAGCCAACTTTCTTGCTGTGTGCTCGCCCATGCGCATGGTCACGCCATAGCTTGATACGATGACAACACAAGGGGTGCTTCCTTCATCGTCAGCGGCTCCAACCGCAATAAAATTTTCAGATAACTTCATATGTTTTTCTCCCTCAGTCTGGTAATTTGATCGTCCCAATTCAGGCCGTTCATGTGCTTCCAACCTTCTAGCTTGTCTGCCAAAAACTTTTCGTTGCCTTTGAACAGGCGCGTGTTCAGCGCCATGCTTGCGACCACCTCCATGTCCACCGCGTGCTTGCGCACCTCTTCTGCGTTTCTTTGAACACCACCAATGGCCGAGAAAATGATCGAGCGCAACATGTCGGGGTTTTTAGCACGATGCGCCACCTCGGATAAAAACTTCATTTCGTCTTCGCTCATGTGTTGCGCTCCTTGATGGGAATTGCTATTGGCTCACCACAACCGATTGTGTTTATATAGGCTGTGATGCACCAGTCGCCTGCTTTGAGAGAGTGGTCAAACTTTCGGATAATTGCCAAAGGATATTTTTTATCCCACTCTTTTGTTTGCGGCTCGCTTTCAGCCCAACATCCTGCAACAACCAAACACGATGATGCCGCGTGCCCAACAACATACCCCCTTGAATGTATGTGGCGAGGTTTGCTTATAAGTTTTATCTTTTCTTTCTTGCACCAATTTTGAACTGCAAGCGCTGATTCTTTTTCAAGCTTTGTGGTCATGATTTGTCCTTCACGTTGGCAATGACGTCTGTGTACTCTTGTGCCTGTGGGGCCCGCAGGTCGAACACCTCAAAGGCGTTTTGCCCGCCCTGTCGCCAGTGTAGGCGGTCTTCACAGGTTTTGGCAACTTGGTCGGCCTGCTCTTTGGTTGCGTAGAACCCCACCACGTTGGAACTCACACCACACTCGATGCACCCCACGTTGAACACCATCCAAGGTTTGGGCAGGTCGTAATTGCCTGCACGCATGATGATCTTGTCTTCATGTATTTCCATTGGCATTGTTATTCTCCTTGAGTTTGGGTAAAGGTAGCCAGTGTGTCGGGGTCATCCAGTCGTCCAGTTTGATGCGGGTTACCTCGCTGTAGTCATAAGACCACCATCCAATTTCTGACTCATCGTCTGTGTCTTCAGCGCCAATCCAAAAACCATTGTGAACTATCTGCGTGTCAATGTGCATGTACATAACAAGCACGTTGGTCCCGTCTTGAGGCGCTAACTCAATTGGTATCCACGCCATTCCAATTTGTGGGCGCAGGTATTCTCGGTCCATTGCCTTGTTGCGGTTTTCAACGTCGCGGATCAGGTCCATGCGCAGTTTGGACTCGCGCTCGATCCTGTTAAATTCTTCGTCTTCTTGGTTCATTCGTCATCCTCCGGTATTGGCCACACTAACAGTGGGGTGTCTTTGCCAGTGTACGCGCCTTCTATGTTGAAGTCAATGAAGTCCATGGCCTCGTCCCACTCCATGCCGTCCCTCTCCATAAGTATGCTTACGACCTGATTGCCGCTGTACACAACCACAGGCACACGTTCACCTGCTTGGTACGTCAGGGTTGTCCCTATGATCGCCTTGTCTAAGTCGGTCCATCTTTTCATTGCTTGCCCTTCTCGCCCCACATGAGGCGCTTGTATGCTTTGGGTACCCACGAGGTCTTCAACCAGATCCACACGAGGGCCGGTATGTCGAACTTGACCACCTGACTGTTATGGTCCCACACCACGATGGGTTTGTTCTCTAACTGCCAGTGTGACATTGTAAGGTGCATTGACGACGTTAACTGGCCTTGGTGGTTCCACACAAATGTGGCCGTACTGCCGCCCCACTTGCGGTCGTGCAGGAACTTGTCGTGTCGGTCCATGGACTGTTTGCACAGCATGGCCCATTCACTGGTTTGGAACGGGTAACAGGTCGACATTTCGTTGTTCTCATAGAGAACACACATCCACCCGTCTAGGTAGGGTTGCACCTCCCAGTGGGGTGGGTAGATTGTTTGAATCATTGCCCCCTCGCTTTCATCATGGCGTCTGCCATTCTGTACGCGTCGTCTGCAACACCTAACATCCAGTCGTCGTCAGTTAGGTGAAATTCTTCTGCCAAAAAATACTCGGTCAAAGACGCCATGGTCTTGGCCGCAAAGTAGTCACGCAGGGTCATGCTCACCGCGTGGTTGTCTGTAAAGTGTGTTGGTTTGTCCATTGGTTTCTCCAGTAAAAGTTATCCACAGTCGTAAAAAAGCAACATTTTTCAAAATGAATACTTTAGTTTAGTTTTGTTCAGGGTGTTCAGGGTGTCGGGGTTATTTATTT